GATCGGCATCTCGTCGCTCCTTTTGAAAGCCCTCTCGCGAGGGCGTCTCGTTGGTAGCGGCATACATCGCTCTCGTCGCGATCGAAGTCAACGACTCACGCTCCATCGTCGTATCGCTCATCGCGCTATCTCCCCCAAGCACTGCGCCCGTCGCGGGACGGCCCGGTGCTGACCTGAGTCCGTTGTCGTATCGGGCACCGTCCTCTCTTCTGCGAAGATCGCTGCGCGCACGATCTCGTACAGACCGGCCTCGATACAGCCGACGCACTCGCCGTCCCGCGTGCGGATGTGCACGAGTGTTCCGCGGGCGTCTCTGACGATCACGAACGGCCCAGGCACACAGCCTCCTTGCCACTGAAGCTCTCGTAGCGCGCCAACACGACGCTCCCATAGTGCGCGTCGAGTTCCATGCCGTAGCAGACGCGTCCCGTGCGCTCTGCCGCGATCAACGTGCTCCCCGAACCGAGGAAGAGGTCGAGGACGAGATCACCGGCGGACGACGAGTTCGCGATCGCACGTTCGACGAGCGCGAGCGGCTTCTGCGTCGGATGCGCCGCGTTCTCCGAGGCGCGCTCGATGCTCCATACGTCTCCTTGATCTCTCCCTCCGTGCCACTGGTGCTTCGCCTCCTTCGGCCAGCCGTACCAGATCGGTTCGTACATCCTCTGGTAATCTGCGCGTCCCAGGACGAAGCGGTCCTTCGCCCAGACGATCGTGTCACTCCAGTGCGCGCCTTCCTCGTCGAGGACGCGCGAGACGAGCGGCCACTCCTTCGTGGACATGCAGACGTACAGGGCGCCGGCGACCGAGGCAATCAGGTTGCGCGCCCAGCCGCGGCAGAAGATCTCCCACTCCTCGGGCTCCATCGCGTCGTTGGCGATCCTGCGCCTCTTCTGCCCGCGCTGCTGGCCGCCGTGGTCCCCGAGCGAGACGTTGTACGGCGGGTCGGTGAAGCACATCGCTGCGCGCTTGCCGTCAAGTAGCCGCTGTACGGCCGCCGTGTCGCACGCGTCGCCGATCAAGAGCCGGTGTTCGCCCATCGCCCACAGCTCGCCAGGTTTCGCGCGTGTGGCGGCACGTGCGGCCTCCAGCGCCGCGTCCACGTCGAAGGCCTCGACCTTCTCCTTCTTCTCGCGCACATCGAGCGACTTCAGCAGCTTGTCGAGCTCGTCCTCGTCGAAGCCGGAGAGCGTGATGTCGATCTCTTCGACCGTCTTCAGGTCAGCGACCAGGCGTGCAAGCAGCTCGTCGTCCCATGCGCCGCTGATCTTGTTGAGCGCGAGGTTGAGGAGACGCGCCTGTTCCAGCGTCAGGTCGAGATAGATCACCGGCACGGTCTTGATGCCGAGCTTGCGCGCGGCGAGCAGGCGCTGGTGGCCGCCGACGACGGTGCTGTCTTCCTTGCGCACGAGCACCGGCTCGACAAAGCCCCATTCCCGGATCGAGCGGGTCAGGGCCTCCAGTTCCGCGTCCGAGATCCGCCGCGGGTTGGCCGGGTCCGGATGGAGTCGCTCGATATCGACGTGCTCGATCGCGATGCCCGCTTTCGTCGTCATGTCTGCTCCTCTGCTTGCTCCTGCTGTTCTCGCCTTCGCTGCCTGAGCGTCTCCAGCGCGTTGTCCTCGCGAGGCGGCGGGACCGCATGCACCCGCGTCCTGCTTGAGGGCGACATGCCGAACTCGGCGAGCATCATCCGCATCTGTTCGAACGCCTTGTTGGCGACGCTGAGGTAGGGAGACAGCATCGGGAAGCCGCTGGGGGAGCGGATGATCACGCCGTACTCTCTGAGCGATGCCTGGGCTTCGATCCACGTCGCCCACGCCTGGCAGTAGCCGGCGAGGGCCGCGCGGTCGATTCGGCTGAGCAGCCCCATCGGTAACAGCTCCGCGGAGACGCGCTCCCACTCCTTCTTGGCCTCGTCGCTCAGCTCCTCCGGGCACTCCGGGATCGACGGCTCAGGGTTCGCTTCGTTCTCACTCACGCGATCTGCCCTCCATGTGCCGTGCAGCCGCTTCAGCGCTGACGGTCTGCGCGCCGGTCCTGGTGGCCTCATGCCTGACCCCCCCTACCCCTAACCTGCCAACGCGTGCGTGTCACCAGGCGCGCGGTCACGGATCGCCAGGCTGTAGAGATCAGACCGCCCTCCCCCTCGCCCACCGAGCCATCGGCCGTCTTGGTGCTCATGACGACTCCCTCAACACGTCGCGCGGGTCTTTCTCGAACAGCGCCTGGTACTCCTCGATCGAACGGATGGTGACCCGCGGCTCGTCCACCTGGGGCCGCTCGTGGATCACGCCGGCCCGCAGGCGCGCGCCAGGCGAAAGGCCGAGCTGCTTCCCGAGGTCACTGAGGGTTGCTTCCATATCGCTACGGATGATCAGCAACGGGTTGCGGACGAGGTTGTTCTTCTGGCCGCGGATGAGCTTGCCTGACTTCTGCAGCAGCGCTTCGCACTCGCACCAGTCCGCCCAGGCGGTGCAGTAGCGGATCAGCACCGAGCGGTCGATCGACGCGAGCATGCCGATCTCTTCCAGCTCCGGGGCGACGCGGTTCCACTCCGCCCGTGCCTCGCCCTTCAGCGAACGGGGCATCTTCGGGCGGGCAACGGCGACGTACTGCCCGGTGGTGTGGCTGTGGCCCCGGCGGCGGTTACGGCGGCGCGCGTACGGGACGGGAAGCGGCCCTCTTTCACCCATCAGCCCTCACCTCGCGGGATACGATCTGGAAAAACCCGTACAGGGGAAGAGGTTGGGCTTGCAGCGCCTTCCAGCCTCGATCGTTTTGACTTAGAAATGGGGTGCCGCCCCTGGGAAGCAGCACGATTCGGTCATGTTGTGCGTCCAAACTTGCGTTCCTCCTGCTGCGTCTGCGCGGCGTGCATGCCGCATACGGGCGTGCCGAACTCCGTGTGACCCTGCGCGGTGCGCGGGCACACCGTGCAACGCGGAACCTCGCCCGACTCGACCGCCGTCTTCCGCACAGGTTCCGCATCATCTGGGCTCGAAATCGAATCTGTTTGCGGAAGTTGCGGAACTTGCGGAAGTGTTTTCGTGGTTCTCCCCACAAATGATTCGCCATGCATAGAGGGTGATTTGTTTGCGATCGACCCCGGATCGTCTTCCGCAACTTCCGCAACCTCCGCAAACGAATCTGTAGTTGACGGCTTATCCTGCGGAACCTCTGCGGAAGTTGCCGCGTGCTCGTCGAGAGGTTCCGCAAACGGTTCGTCGTCGTCGGCGCACTCGAGCGCCCAAAGCGCGCCCTTCGTGTGCTTGTCGATGCCCTCGTAGCGGATGAAGTGATCGCCGAAGCGACGGTCACGTTGTTCGGCCAGCGCCTTCCCGAACCGCGTGCGAAGTGCACGATCCGAGGCGCCGTCGCGGGCCTTCGAGAACACAGAAGGAAGCAAGTCCTGCGCCGCGTCGAGAAGCTCGCCTATGGCAACGGGCTGCTCGCCGTGGTTCTCCCACCAGATCCTGATGAACCGGCGCCACTCCTCGCTGACCGCATCCACGCGATCGTAAAGTTGCTCACGGTTCTCCATGAATCCCCCGATGCATGCTGCGGCTAAGACGCCGCCCACCACGCGCGACCAATCCTCGTACGACCCGAGGACCGCGCCGCTCCAGGCGGGGCGGCCGCGGGCGACCCAGTTCTGGACCAGCACCAGGAACGCCCAGACGAGCTCATGTCGGTGCGTACGAAGCCACGCCTTGAGATCTGGATGCCGAAAGCTGCGTCCCTCCCAGGGCCGGTCCCTTCGCGCGTCCATCCGAATCCAGACGCTGCGCCGAGCGATCTCGTCGGTTAGCTGCATGTTGTTGCCCGTGCATATCCACACGTTGCGCACCGGCACGTCCGCGCTCTTCGACCCGCCGAGGATGCGGTCCGACCAGATCTCAGCCGTCAGCGCGGCTGCGAGACTGCCCGAATCGAGCCGGCGCTTGACGTTGTCGAACAAGAGGAGCGGCGCACCCTCACAGAGCTTCGCGGTGAGGAGTTTGCGGAACTCGTTCTCGTCCCGGAGCTCAGACATTACGGGAGGCTCCGCGCCGCTGATCACGTTGCCGACGCCAGAAACAAGCAGGCCTTTGCCGGTGCCGGCCGCGGGCGTGTCGATCGCGAAAAGGGGTGTCGAACCACCGATCATCTCGCGAGCGATCCCGGTGATCACGATGGCGATCGCGTTGGCCCGCGAGGCGTCGTCCACGAACGGGAAGTCGCCAAGCCAGTCGAGGAGGATGATCTCTCTCGCCATGCGTAGATGCGTGGCGTCCGGCGTCTGCGGTACCGCCGCGATAAGCTCGCCCACTGGCTCATAGAACAACCTCGTCGACGCTTGGTACCCGGCCTCGGTGACGAGCGTGCCATCGCGAGAAAATGTAGGCGTACCGACAATGCCGCGGAGGACGGGGAGCGGCTTTGCCATCGCGTCCATGTCCTCGATCACATCGCGTGGCGGCCGGGCCGGCGCCAGTCCATTGTCCGTCGCCTTCATGAAGTCCGCGCACCGGTCGACGTGCCCCGCGAGGGCAGGCAGAGTCAAATGTGAGATCAGGAGCCGCTCTTGCTCATCGCGCGCCAGCCCGGCGATACCGCGTCCGTGGCGGAAGAGTCGTGGCGGGTCGTTGGCGGCGAGCAGCGCGTCCCATGAGTCCTGCGCTATGTCCTTCCGGTGCCGGTTCGACACGCAGATCTGCGGTAGTGCGCCCCGCGACATCAACGCCTGATCGTGCGCACGGCGTCCAACGTCAAGCGCGAGCGCGACCTTCCACCCCTGCCAACCCTTGCCGTCGCCCTGAGGGTGGAAGCACTTCCCGGCGTAGGGCCCGTCCGGCAACGTTTGCCCGACGCCGCACTCGAACGGTCGCCCGTCTTCATGGAACGGACACTGGCGGACGTGGTACCAGGTGATGCCGTTGGCGTCGGGCGGCTGCTCTTGAAATTCAATGTTGTGTCGGCGAAGGATGTCAGTGAGGCGCTCCGTCGAACCGCCCGTGGTGGTGACGGAGGTCTTGGGCGTCGGCGGTGCAGCGAGCGCTTTCAGTTGTTCGGGCGTGACGCAGCACAAGACGTCGGGAACGCTCAAGAGGCTGGAGCGCCGGTGTGGGCGGTCGGGCATCGGATCGCCCTTTACCTTTAGAGTGCCGATGAGGCCGATGATTCGAGAGGCGTTGAAGACGGTCCTGTCGATGTGCGCGCCAGCTGTGTCGAACCGCGCAGCGAGTGCCTCCAGGACGCGCCGAATGAGATCGGTCGACTCGGCGTCGTTGGCGAGGTCGATCCGGTACACGAGGTATGCCCCGTTCCCAGACATCGCCATGACAGGGTCCGGCCAGCCGGCATCCCGGAGGAACGCCGCGGCCGCGTCGGCCATCCCGGTCGCTGCCAGAAGCTCGTCGCCCGTGCTGCTGATACCGCTCGCCCGAGCCGGGTCGATGTCGATGAACAGCCAGCGACGACGGACGACATCCGCATCAGCGGTTGTGCTCTCCGCGCGTTCGACGATACGGTTGGCGGCCCGCGCGAGGAGCGCCGGATCGGCGGAGTTCAGGGTGACGTAGATGTTCGCTTTGCCATCCCAACGGACAACGGCCTGCGCAGCGGCATCGATATCGTTGAAGTAACCGGAAGCGGTGGATTTGTACTTACCGTATTTCGGGACGCGGATTTCGAAGACGCCTCCCGTGTCATGGAGTAGTGAGAGGAAAGGCCGCACATCGTGCGGCGAGAGGCTGCGGGCGCTGGACGCGGTCATGCAACGCCTCCCGCTCGGAGACGCTGGATGAACGGTTCAATGCCGACAATCTCGACCCGTCCCGGAGTCCATTCCGAATCTGGACGGTTGGGGGGGATAATGGCTGGGGGATTCCTGTCGCCCCGACCATCTTTTGGTACCAATCCGTCACGTTCCGCGAGGTGCCGCTGCACGAGTGCGGCGGCGTAGCTGGCTCCTGCCGGCGCCTGGCCGTACTTCGCCTCGTTGATCTCCTTGAGTCAGCGGGTATGCCGAGCGAGGCCGACCAGGTCGCGACGAGACTGATGCGACAGGACAGTCACCAACCGTAAGCCATGCGATTCATCCCTTAGTCCACGAGCTTCGCGCACGCCCATCGGAACAGCTCCGAGGCCGTCGGATACGGGTGCACGGTCGACGCGACGTCGCGGGCGGTGAGCCCGTGCTGGATGGCCAAGCAGGCCTCACCGACCAATGTGCTCCCGCGCGCGCAGATGAAGTGCGCTCCCAGAAGGCGCCCGCTGCCAGCATCGGCGATCACCTTGGCAAAGCCGTCCGCCTGTGCGGTTGTGCGGAACCAGTCGAGTTCGGCGGCACGCAACACCGCGACGCGCACGTCGCCCACTTCCGCCCGCGCCTGCTCCTCCGTCATCCCGGCATGCCCAATCTCGGGCGCTGTGAAGATAGCCCACGGTACGAGCGTGCCGGGGATCGGCTCGCAGCGATCCTCCATGATGTGGTTGCCGATGTGATGCGCCTGGTAACCGGCATAGTGGGTGAACTGGAACTTGCCGGTGACATCCCCCGCCGCCCAAAGGCCGGGCAGATTTGTGCGGCCGCAGCCGCTGATATCGATGAAACCGCGAGGGTTGAGTCGCAGGTCGAGTTCGGCGAGGCCCGACGGGATCTGCGGCCGGCGGCCGGCGGCGACCAGGATCGCGTCGAACACGAACGTGCCACGCTCGGTAGACACGATGACGTCTCCTCCATCGCGGGAGACGCAGCTGATCTGAGCGCCCGTCACGATGCGCACACCGTCCCGTTCGAGGAGCCGCGTGAGTTCGAGTGATATCTCGGGATCCTCTGTCACCGCGATCCGGTCGAGCGCTTCAAAGATCGTCACGTCACTGCCGAGGCGCCGGAAGCTCTGGCCCAGCTCGAGGCCGATAGGGCCGCCGCCGATGACGGCAAGGCGTCGCGGCTGTTCCGGCAGTGAAAAGACCGTGCGGTTTGTCAGCGGCGACGCCTCCGCAATGCCCTCGATCGGCGGCAGCGACGGTTCCGTGCCGGTGGCGACCACCACGTCGCGCGCGCTGAGCTCGCGGCCGCCCACGGTGACGGTGGTGGGTGCGACGAACGTCGCGTCTCCCCACACAAGAACTATCCCATCCCCGCGCATCCCGCCGTTTGGGTCGCTGCCGCGGACATCAAGCTGCACCGCATTGATGCCGGCCACGACGCGATCCCAGGAAAGACCCTCAACACCGGCGCGCTTTGAAAGGTGGATCAGCGCCTTGCTGGGAATGCAGCCGTCGTTGAGACACTCGCCGCCCAGATGAAGCCGCTCGACAACGGCGACGCGCTTGCCTTTGCGCGCGAGCGTGCGGGCGAGGTTATCGCCCGCTGAGCCGTTGCCGACGACGATCAGGTCAAAGTGTTCGGGCAAGCGCCACCTCCTCTTCGATTCCGGGCGATGCGACGATCTTGGAGGGTCTGTAGAGCTGGCGCCACCGGCGTCAGCGCACGATCAACATCCCGGCCATCGTAGCCGAACCATGAAGTCATCGTGTTTGTTGGGGCGTCACGCCGGCGGTCGGGGTTCGCCGCCCCGCGCCTGCCTTGTGGCGTCGCTAAGCGGCGTACCGGCGGTCTCGCCGCTCAAGGAGGACTTCGCGAATCTTATCCGGAGCCATCGGTCGGGCAAAATAGAACCCCTGGCCGAGCGCTCGCAGTGAAGCGACTTGAGCCGGACGAGCTGCTCGGCCTGCTCGACACCCTCTGCGACGATCTCTAGCTTGAGCGTCCTCCCCAGATCGACGATGGCGCGTTCCAGATCCTGGTCGTTTGAGTGCTCGCCGCCCGTGGCGAGATACGACCGGTCGATCTTCAGAATGTCGAACGGAAACTGCCGCAGATAACCCAGCGATGAGTACCCCGTCCCGAAGTCATCGATCGCGAGTCGTACGCCGAGATCTTTGAGTTCTCGCAGTATCGCGAGCGACGCCTGCGTGTCACGCATCATCACGCTCTCGGTGATCTCCAGCACAA